GACGCTGCTCCACAGCACCGCCTGGCCGGCGCCGTAGGTGCTGCTGTAGAGCCAGTCGGCCAGCGCCAGCGCCGGGTTGGCGCTGTACTCCCAGGTGGCGGGGTTGTTCAGCCGGTGCGCGCCGGTGCCGCCGTTGGTGCTGTCCTTGCGCGGGTCGTACAGCTTGCGGCCCTGCACGCGCGCGCTGAAGGCGAGCTGCCCCTGAAATTCGGTGACCGGCAGGCTGATCACGCTGTACGCGTAGCCAGCCAGCGTGTCGGTGTACGTGATCGACTGCGCGGTGAAAGCGCCCGCCAGCGTGCTGTCCACCGCCGCCTGGCTGCCGGTGTAGGTGGCCGCGACGGCGGTGCCCGGCAGATCCTGGTCGTTGAGCTTGAGCTGGTCCACCGCCGCGCAGGCGTGCCCCCACAGGACCTGCACCAGCACGCGCGTGGTGTCGCTGCCGTGCCTGATGACGTTCAGCAGCAGGCCGGACGTGCGGCTTTCGCCGTAGGTCAGCGGCACCACCGCCTGCGCGCCGGCGGCGCGCAGCTGACGCTGCGCCACCGCGTTGAGCGCGGCGGCCGGCGGGATGTTCAGCCCGGCCCACTTGATCGGCAGGATCGCCATGGCGGCTACACCTGCATCAGGCGCACGCGCGCCTGCCACCGGCCGGGCATCAGCAGGTACTGCGGCGCCGCGACGAAGCGCACCGTGTAGGTGGCGCCGTCCTCGGCCCACACCAGCGACACGTCGAGGTCGCGGTTGGACTGGTAGAAGGATTCCAGCGAGGCCTTCTCGGCGCTGGTCAACCAGTGATCGAGCGTGAAATCGGTCTTCTCCGAGCTGTACAGCCGGCGCACCTTGAGCGCGCCATTGGTGGCGCGCTCGGCCATGTGGCCGCTGGCGCGCTCGGTGGCGCTGCTGCGGTACACGGGCAAGGACGGGTAGTAGGCCATGGCGTCAGCCGCTGCGCGACAGCGTCAGATCGACGCCGTTGATGCGCAGCACCGTGCCCTCGGGCAGCAGCTGGGTGAAGCCGGCCGCGGCGTTGACGTAGGTGCGCGGCGCGGCGACGAACTGCGCGCGGTGGCGCAGCGCGATGCGCACCGCGCGTGCGTCGATCTGCGCACCGGCGCCCACGGCGTCGCACAGCCACACCACGTCGGCCGCGCCGGTGGCGGCCGCGTCATAACCGTAGAGGCTGATGGCCTTGTCCTGGATGCCCTCGGATAACACGAGCCCGCCGATGACGCCGTCGAGGTTGCCCACCGTCAGCGTGCCGGCCACGGTCAGCGCACCCACCTCGAGGCCTTCGACCTCGACCGGCGCCTCGGTCCACGACTGGCCGCTCCAGCTCAGCGCGGCGCCGGATGTCCAGCGCCGCACTGTGGCGAAGCCGATGCTGACCAGCAGCGCCGGGCGCTGCACGGCCGCGCCGATGGCGTTGTTCAGCGGGGACGACAGCGCGCGCATCAGCCGCCCCCGCCGGATACGCCGATCCAGCCGGCATTGACCTCCGGCGCCGGCACCGGCACCGGCGCGGCGCTGCCGGTGCCGCCCTGCACCACCGACGTGAGCTGCTTCACGGCGTTGAACACGGCCTCGGTCCAGAAGCCGACGTTGTTGATGGCGAGCAGCTGGTCACCCTGCCCGCCGGGCGCGAACAAGGCCGCACCGGCACCGCCCGCCGGCGCGAGCGCGGCGGTGCCGGCCAGCGTGCCGCCGGTCTCGGCCATGTAGTCGGCCACCTGCGTGAAGGCCTGCGCCATGCCCAGCAGCGCGGCGAGCTGCTCCTGCCCCGCCTGGCTCGACACATCGAGCGAATCGACCAGTGCGCGGAACTCGCCGCGGCTGTTCACGTCCTGCGTGATGCCAACGGCCGCCAGCGCGTCCTTCAGCTCGGCCGCCTTGATGCCGGCGATCTCGTCGCGGTTGTAGTAGTTCTGGGCGAAGCTCATCGCCTGCTGCTGCAGCGTGTCCATGCCGCCGGCCATGGCGATGAACTGCTCGCGCACGTCCACAGACAAGCCTGCCAACCGCGTGAACACGCCGCCCAGGCCGTTGAGCGTGCCGCTGAAAATCTGCAGCGACGCCAGCCGCTGGGCGGTCTGCGTCAGCGTCTCGCCCATCTTGCGCAGCGGGCCGAGTTGCTTGCTGAACTGGCCCAGCAGCGCCTCCTGGTATTTCTCGACCGCCTTCTCGATGGCCTTCTGCTGCTTCTCTGCGTTCAGCCCCTTCAGGCTGACCTTGATGTCCTTGGTGAAACTGTCGATGGCCTCCACCGGCAGGCCCAGCGCCTTGGCGTATGCGGTGGCGCTGGCGTTGGCCGCCTTGCCGCCGGCATCGAACACCGCCTCCAGCTGGTCGCCGAGCTTGCTGGTCTTCGTCTTGTCGGAGCGCAGCAAGCCGCCTTCGTAGAACTGGAACGCCTTGCCGCTGAAGTCGCCGCCGGCGCCGAAACTGCCCTTGACGCCGGAATCCGCAAGCTCGCGGCCGAACAGCTTTTTGCCGACGTAGTACGCGGCCACCGCAGCGGCGATGTAGGGGATGGTTGCACCAACGCCCATGCCGAGCCCGGCCACGGCAGAACCGCCGCTGATCATCGACCCGGATGCGCTCAGCAGCCCACCCAGCCCGGTACCGCTGAGCGTGGCGCCGGCACCGATGCCCGCCGAGCCGCCGAACGTGCTGATGGCCCCGCCGACGCTGCCCAGGCTGCCCAGCAGGTTCAATCCGCTGCCGGCCGACGACGCGAGCGACAGCGGCGACGCGCCGGCCGCGCCCGGCATCACGGTGCTGGCGATCGCCCCCGCGGACGGCCCCACCAGCGCCTTGATCACCGGCTGCAGGATCAGCGTGCGGAAGTAGTCCTGGATCATCCGCCCCGCGCTCTTGCCGCCCTCGAAGAGGGCGTCCGACAGGCTCTGGCCGACCTGATCCGCGGTGCGCTGCCACTCGCGCTGCATGTCGTCGCGCACGGCCCGCTGCTCGGTCGCATCGGCGATGGACTCGCGCAGGCGGATTTCCTCGCGCGCCTGCTGCGCCAGCTTGCGGTAGCGCTCTTCCTCGCCGTCCAACAGGTCGGCGGTCGCGGCCTGCTGTTCGTAGCTGATGGCCAGCCGGCGCAGTTCCACCAGTTCGAGTTGCTCGCGCGCCTTCTTGCCGAACAGCAACTCGACGTTCTCCATCTGCAGGTTCTGCAGCGTCTTCTCGCCGGCCTCGGCCCGCTTGTCCAGGCTGGCCAGGTAATCGGCGGACGCCTCCAGGCCGCGCAGCGTGGCCTTGGCCTGCTCTTCGGCTGCCTTGGCAAGCTCGCGCATGCCGTCGCGCACGGCGGGCTGCCGCGACACCAGTTCGCGCACCAGTTCGCCGTAGCGCTCTTCGCTGACCACGCCGCTGCGGCGTGCAGCATCCAGGGCGGCCAGGTCTTGCGCGTAGGTGCCGGTGACGCCGGACAGTTCGGCGATCAGCTTGGCCTGCTCCCGCAGCGACTTCTCGCGCTCGCGCTCGGCCGTGGCGTCGCTCTTGCGCGTCTGGGCGCCGTAGGTGAGTTGCACTTCGGCCAGCAGCCGCTTGGCGATCTCGTCTTCTGATTTCCCGGCGTTGGCGCCCTCCTGACGGATGCGCAGGAGCCGCTCTTCTAGCTGCACCTCTGCCGTCTTGTAGCGCGCACGGCCCTTGTCCCATTCGATGGCGGCCTGTTGCAGTCGCACGCTCTCACCCTGGGCCATCGCGGCACGGTCGGCCAGCCGCGCCTGTTCGCGCAACGATTCGATCTGCGCCTGCTTGTCGGCCACGTTGCCGAACAGCGAACCCAGCAGCCCGCCGCCGTCCTGGCCCTGGATCCGCTTCATGGCGGCGACGCGCGCCTCCATCTGCCCGATCTGGTCCTGCAGCGTCGATTCGCGGCCGATGGACAACACGGCGTCGGCCGTGCTCTTCACCGCGTCCTTGACCCAGAGCCAGGCGCGCTCCATCGTGCCCAGCCGGGCCACCAACGCGGGCGTGCGCCCTTCGATGGCATCGGCGTAGGCGTTCTGCGCCAGCCGAGCCGCCTCGACGGTGCGGCCCTGCTCTTCCAGGTTGCGGATCTGCTCGGCGGTGGCCGCCGACAGGTAGCGCGTCGTCTCCGTCAGCTTGATAGACGCGGCCAGCGGATCCCTGGCCAACGAGCTGAATGCCTTGGCCGTTTCCTCGGCCGCCGGCCCGCCGGCCCGCTCCAGCGCGATGGCCGCCTTGGTGTAGCGCTCCAGGCTGTCGGCGGCCACGTCGCCGCTGGTGGCGATCTGCGTCAGCACCTCCGCGGCCTTGCCCTGCGTGGCCGACGTGGTGGTGGCGATGCTGCGGGCCATGCCGGCCAGCTTGTCGGCCGTGGTGCCGGCGGCGTTGCCGCTGAGCACGAGGCCGCGCGTGAACTCCTGCGACTCGCGGCTGCCCATCACATAGCCCGCCGCCAGCGTGGCCACCGCGCCGGCCACCAGTGTGAACGGCGAGACCAGGCTGACGACGTAGCCGCCCAGCGCCCGCGCCGCGGCGCCGGCACCGCCGAACACGTCCTTGAGCTGGCCGCCTTGCTGCAGGAACACGGTGAGCGGCGCCTGCCCGCTGGCCAGCGAGACGACGATGTCGGTGAACTGCGCCGGCACCTGTTGCAGTGCCTGCCGCGTCTGTTTTGCCGATAGGCCAATGGCGTCCAGCGAGCCGGTGGCGGCCTTCTGCGCGGCCTCGGCAGCGCGCGCCGCCTCCAGGTAGGGCCGCAGCGTCTCCAGGTTGGCGCCGCGCTGCTTGGCGATGCTCTCGAAGTAGTCGGCGTTGCGCTTGCCGCCGGCGTCGGCCTCGGCCTTCAGCCGCTGCAGCGCGGCGATCAAGCGCCCGGTCTCGCGCTCGGCGCGGTCGGCGCCTTTCTTGGCGCCTTCGCCGACACCTTGGAAGCCTTCGCCGGCCTTGCGCCCTTCGGCGCCGACGGCATTCGCCATGTCGGCGACAGTGCGCTTGACTTCCTCGGTGCCGGCCGCACGCCCGAGGCGTCGACGGTGGGCTTGACGATGACGGGGCGTTGGTCGTCGCTCATCGGGTCAGTCTCATCACGTAGTCCCTCTTGCGGCGATCACATTGAGCACGGCGCGCTCGATGGCGCGCAGGTCGGCGAACATGTGCTCCCAGGCGTCGTCGTCCAGGCGCATGCGCTCCATGCGCATGAAGACGGCCGTGTAGTCGAGCGCGTAGCGCCCGCCCATGCCGCCGATGCGCCATTGACCGGACATCTCGACGAAGAGCGACCACGAGGCCCAGTTCTCGGGCCAGACCTCGAAGCTCTCGTCGTAGTCGCCATCGCTGAGCCCGAAGGCGTCGTAGGCCTTGTCATCGTCGGTCCAGGCCGCCCGAGCGGCCTCGATCAGTTTCCCAGCCGGCCCTCGGTGGACGCGGCGCGGTACTGTTCGATGATGGCCAGCGCGGCACCCGGCAACTCGTCGCACAGCTGCACCAGGCTGGCCCGGTTGAACTCTTCGTCCAGGTCCCAGCCCTCGGCGATCTGCAGGATGTAGTCGGCGTTGGTGTCGCGCGTGGCCTCCAGAGCCGCATGCAGGCTGAAGCGCACGTCCTCGTCCTGCTGGCTGGCCGGCGGAGCCGTGCCGGCCGCGCGCACCAGGTCGTCCACGAACTGGCCGAACTCGGTGCGCGTGCGGTAGCGGTACTGCATGCGCACGCTGGCCGTGCCCCCTTCGGGCATCTGGACGGTGACGGTGTGCGAGAAGGTCTTGGGCCGCGCGCCCAGCTTGATGCGACCCATGATCAGGAGGCGTAGCGCACCAGGCGGCCGTTGGAGTTGACGGCCAGCCGCACGCGGTTGACCTGGCCTTCCTGGAACTGCACGGCCTCGTTCAGCGCGAAGGTGGCCGGCTGATAGATCAGCGCGCCGTTGCGCGTGTTGATTCGCAGGCAGCTGTCGGTCTGCACCTCGGTCAGCGACTTCACCGCGGTGTAGCCGGCGGTGCCGATGCTGTCGGCGTCCAGTTCCAACGTCATCTGCTGCGACGCGAAGCCGTCGTTGATGTTGAACTCGACATCCGACTCCATGTATTTGTAGGTGACGTTCTTGGGGTCGCCGCCGCTGGAGTTGATGGCCAGCACCTGCACGACCTGCGTGAAGGTGGTGATCTTGCGGACCGAGCCGACGCCCGAACCAGTCGGGAAGAAGGCCGTGCTCGACGTGTCCGCGCTTTCCAGCGTAAGCGTGCTGCCGGCTGCCGCCTTGATGCGGAAGACGCGCTTGTTCAGGCGCCCCCAGCCGCTGGTGACTTCGACGACATCGCCGTTGGAGTAGCTGTGCGCCGACGCCGTGGTGACCACGGCTTCCGTCGCGTTGCTGACGGCGGTGGTGTTGATGGACGCCCCGTAGGCGGAGGCGACGAAGAAGGTGGTTCCGGTAGGTACTTGTGCCATGGTGGCTCTCCAGTGGGGTGCCCTTGAGGCGAATCGCGGGCGAAAAAAAAGCCGCCCTCGGGTGGCTCCCGGGGACGGCCTTGCGTCAGTGAAAGAAATGCTCTCGTCGCTCAGCGGTCGCCGAGCACTTCGAATTCCTGTTGGGCGTAATGCAGCGGTGGCTCCACCGCGTCCTCGACATCGCAGAACGGCAGCCCGATGGGCCGCGCGCTCAGCCGCGCCGCGGTGCACACCGCGTCCTCGATCTGTCGGGCCATGGCCAGCGCCTCAGCGCGCGTGCTGGCCCAGCTGCGCACCTGCAGCAGCGCGAGCACCTGCGCGCCGGCGCTGCCGTCCATGTAGCGCAGCGGGTCGCCGCCGATGTGGTCCCAGGTCACGAAGGGCCGCTGCGAATTCAGCGCCGACGTGCCCGGCGTCACCCGCGGGCACTGGGCCAGCAGCGCCGCAGAGAAGTCGGTCTCCAGGCTCACAGCAGGCCCTGGCGTTCCAGTTCGAACCAGAAGCGATCGACCATCGCGTTTCGCGCCTGGCGGGCGATCTGCGGCGACATCGCCTTGCGCACGAAGCTCTTGGCACCGACGATGCGTGGCCCGCCCTTCAGCGGCACGTAGTAGGCGTCCTTCACCGCCTGCGGCGCGTTGCGCTTCGGCTTGGGCTTGCCGACCATGTTGGGCCGCACCAAGGTGCGCCACTGGCCGCGCTTGTCGATGTAGGTGACGTAGCGCTGCAGATGGCCGAACTCAACCAGGTGACCATGCGGCGCCTTCTTGCGGTTCCAGCTGACGTGGTACTCGGCGCGGGCCGGGCCGCTGTTGTCGCGGCTGTAGACCTGATAGATGCTCGACGCCAGCCGGCCGGTGGTGCGACCCAGGCCCGCGGCGTTGGCCTTCACGGCTTCGTAGAAAACCTGCGAGCCGGCCTGCGCAGCGGGGCGCACAGCCGCCTCGGCGCCGTCGGCCAGCTGGTCCAGGCCCAGGTCGCCGATGTCCACGTCGATGCGAAAGCCGCTCATGGCTGCACCTTGCGACCGCGGATCTCCAGCCAGTCGCGGCCACCGGCCAGCGGCGCCGGCTCGCCGACGATCTGGTAGTCGTCGCCGCGCCAGCGCACCCGCCAGGCCGGCGACACCACGCGCCAGCGGATGATCCACTTGGCGTCGACGGTGGTGGACAGCGCGGCGCCCGCGGCGATGTCGCGCCCGCTGACACCGGCGTTCTTGGCCCAGACGGTGGGCGCCGTGGTCAGCGGCGCCCACGTGCCCGTCGGCTCGTTCAGGGCGTTCACGCCCGCGCCGCGCTCCAAGAAGGTGAGGCGCTGGTCCAGTTCGCCGGCGTTCACAGCGTCCAGACCCGATAGGGGTCAAGCAAGCGATCGACGAAGTTGCCGGGAAGCGCCGCCACCGGCTGGCCGGAGGCGATGGATTCGGCGTTGCGGAACATCGTCCCGACCTGCATCAGCATCCACTGTCGAATCGTGGCTGGGACATCGGAGGCGACAGACCACTCCCCGCAGACGATGCGGATGCGCACCGCGTTGGCCGAGTCCGCAACATCGGCGGGCCAGTTCACGCC